GTGGCGCTGTCTCGGAGCGCCACTTGTATTAAAGTATATTATTTGATTTATTATGGAGAAAATATGTACGACAAAGAAACAAGGGGAAGAATTACTAAAACTCGGAATAGAAAGAAAGACCGCAGACATGTATTGGCCACTTGGATTCCCTTTCCCTGAAGTCTGTGACGAGGGAGATAAGGAACAGGCGGACTATCCAGCATGGACACTTGGGGCACTATTACAATTAATGCCTTCGTCAGGAACATTGTTTATCTCGAGGTACAAAGGTGGTTCCGTAGAATTTTGTGTAACAAGGGTAAGCCAAACTTATAATTATGAATGTAAGGAAAAGAATCTTTTCGATAGTATCTTTAAGTTGGTTATACTCTTGCGTTCAGATAATTTTATCCCACACGTATAAAATATAAGTTTATGGACGAACTAAAGATATTTATCAATGGTTTAATACTTGCAATAAACTGCTCTGCAGTAGCTATAATCTGTTTAGCCCTATCCAGGTGGTTAAAAAGAATGGATCTTAGGTCATTGGCTATGTATGAGTCTTTCGGAGAGCTGAATGAAGCAATAACAAGGTGTAATCTCAATGCTATTGGTATTCATATCGAACATTTAAGGCTACAGCTTCACTTGCTTGGGCAGAAAGAAGAATATGAGGCTATGGGAAAGATAAAAAAAGAACTTGACAGAAGTTTAGAAATATATAACAGGCTTGAAAGTCAATTAAAAGAAATGATGAATGAAACAAAATAATTCAGCAAAGAAATACCTCGATAAAGTATCAGGTTCTGCACTATACTTCAAAGATGGCAACTTCCCTAACATGTCTTTGTATCAAGAAAAAGATATTGAGGCAGCTTTCAACGCAGGGCGTGAGAGCGTGGTGGAGAATATGCCAAAATTGAAATGGGCAAAAGTCTTCGAAGATGGAGAATGCGTTGCAATATCTTCTTTTGGCGTTTCTTACAGGATAGAATTTGCTTATAACAAATTTAATTTATTCTGTAATAGTATATATATCAATTGTTATGTCTCACTTTTAATAGCCAAACAGGCAGCCAACGAGAACTATAAACAAAGGATAAAGAAAGCATTAGGATTATGAGCAAACTAATCCCACGCAAGATTAAAAAGGCTTGCAAAGAATACAGAAATTATGTACCTCTTAAAACAAAGTGGTTGCGATATGTACACACACAAGTTTTAGGTCGAATAGATGTGTATCAACCATATATGAAAGACTATGAAACTTCATTCTCTACTAAGTACGGGGAATTATTAAGCGAATATATTGACTATGGAACAATTTACTGACTATTTCCCATTTATCATTCGACCGAATGTTGCAGACGAGTATCTGCACAGAGTTGTATGTGCGCCTAAAAAGAATCGTAGTGGCTCAACGCCATACGCCAACAAAAGGAAGAGAAAGCGAAAAAATAAACCTAAAAGAAGATAATTATGGAACGATATTATTTTACATTCCCTTTTCGTAACGTTCAACATCACAACTGTTATCACGTTGAAGAAGCCGAGACTTACGAAGAAGCGCGTGATAAGATGGTAGAGAAGTTTGGGGATGACTGGGCTTTCCAATATGACGAAAGTCAGTGGAAAATACCTAAGGAGAAATACGAAAATTTCTACAAGCATGACCCGATGATGCCTAATTGGTTCGAGGGTATAACACAGGCTGATTTATTTAGATTAAAAGAAATTTAGTATGGGAAATAGAATAGTGCAATTAAGCGAGAATGAGTATGACCGACTTCAAAAGAAAGCCGAATTGAACGATACGAAAATACGTGATTTAGCAGAGAAATATTACCAAGAACGTGGTGTCTTTCGAGTTGATATTAGAGTTGGACTTAAAGATAAATACAACGGAGACACTGTTTACTACACTGATGTTTTCTCATGTGAGAACGGCTTGTATAAGAATGACGGATTTAAGGCCATCATCACAGAGAAAGGGCGCAGGAAAATAGAAAGGATATTGTTTGAAGCCTGCACGAAAACCTTTGAGAATCATTTTGGTGATGCAATTAAATTCAAAAATAGCTATGCTGAAGCATTGGAGAAATTTTCGATGGCAAGATGGATTGCTTATACAATAGCATTCAGTGGCTGGGGAGTTGCGGCAGCGTTGATAATAAAAGGTATTTTCAAGTAACACACGAGGTGCAATGTCTGCATTATGGAGAAACTATAAAGTTTGAAATGACTGAATCCAAGCGGAGGTCTGCTTTGATATATTAGGGTTGGTTTATTGAAGAATAAAAACGAAAGTAATATGAATGGGATAGTAATTAATGATAAGCAGTATATCTTCATCGAAACAGATAAATCAGTCGATTGTGATAAATGCGATTTGGATAAAGACGATATATGTGGAACCAGCATTTTATGTGAGCATTTCAGTTGCTTATTGCATGGAACAATATCAAAAGTTGGAATTTTCAAAGAATTAAAAATAGAATAGTAAATGAAAAACGAGATGAATGCATGGTTGCGAAATGGCAGAAAAAACAATGCCTTTGTAGAGCGACTTTCGGAAATTAGTCCTAACGCAGAAATAGATTTCAAGATAGGAGATAAAGTATCTTACACTAATGATTTTGGAGTGGTATTTCATAATCTAACAATCACTGCTATTGGGTGTAAACATGAATTATGGACGTATGGCAATTGTATCTACCTTGATAAAGAGAGTTATTGGTATCCCGTTAAACCGGAAAGTTTGAAGTTGGAATCATAGATAAATATTTGTGATATGAAGCGAATTATATACTTTTTTCTAATAGGAGTTCTAATATCTTGTCAGCCTTCGATGATTAAGGGATTTGTTGTTGCTAAAGAATATGTTCCTCGACACATGGACGATGATCAAGATGTAAGAATTGTAGAAGCCTCATTAGTACCGCACGTTGTGACACGTCCAATTGTTGTACCTCATAGGCATACCCCTGTTCTTGTACCAGCCAAATTTACTTTATTTGTAGCTAATCGTTATAATGTATACGATGTAGAAGTAGATAGCTTGACTTATATACAAACGAAAGTGGGGCAGAGGATAGTATTAGAACGTTAAGGATACCAAAAGTAGGATTAACATTCTATAAATCATTTTTACAAAGAATTTATAATAAAAATGGAAGTTATGAAAATTATATTTAGTATAATAGTACTCCTGCTATTTATCTTTTTTGGTGGGCATGTTACAATCAGCTTTAAATCGCCGTATATTTATGTGGAAAGACCTTGGATTGTAGTTGGTGTAATATTGCTCTCTTTAGCAATAGGAGCATTACAATATGATTCATATTGCCAAGGTAAGAGAGATATGAAAAAAGAGATTTTAGAAAAGAAACTATAGTTATGAACGAAAATGATTTTAAAAATTTAGCGATAGCTATTCATCATTTGAAGGAAGTAGGTTCTACTGATGATACATGTAGACTTGCAGCGTCAAGTCTTTCAGATTATTTTGTCAGTAGTTTTTATAGCAAAATAACAAATGAGGAAGGTGGTATAGAAAATATCGATGATCGTTCTGGCGAATGGATTAAGTGTAAGCGAAGAGAACCTTCTGGAATATAATTTAATAATTGAAATATGGAACAAAAAGAAAGTAAAAGAAGTGGTAATGAACTTCTTAGGGGAAAGTGTATGACTTTTCCAGAGTGTATGACGTGCACTGATATTCAGCATTGTAAAATTGAAATGCGACAAAAAGGAGTGGACCGTTGATATGTATAGTCTATGATTGAGGAGTGTTTTGAGTATAAGGTGTGCCAACTGTATGCACCTTGTGATATCCATTTAGAATCATCTTCTTCGGAATTAGAACTTGGGCTAAATGAACTCGGAAATGAAGGATGGGAGGTTATTAAAATGGAAATCTTTAATGAGAGAGCCCTGTGTGTTGCCAAGCGTAAACGACGCTAATACATGTTTATAAAATAAAGACAGGGTAACTTCACAGTCACCCTGCCTTAAATGCAAATAAGAATTAACCAATCCAAAAAGTAACCTCTCGTAAACGCGAAAGGCGAAACTAAAAGGAATTGTATTAATCTTAGTTGCAAAGATAACCAAAATAATCTAATTTTCAAAGACTAACTTAACATTTCGCTACTTGTTGATATTAATTAGCCTGTTTATTAACTTTTTGATGATTGAAAAATACGTTTTATATAATCAATTATGCAATATTTGATTATAAATGATTATATTTGTACGCAGATAATTTCAATAATTCAATATGGATAAACTTTTAGATGTCAGAGAGCTTGTGGTAAATCCACAAAACCCACGAACAATCACTGACTTTATGCAGGATAAACTCACACAGAGTATACTCCTGTCTCCTTGGATGCATGAAGTGCATCCAATTTGTGTTGACTCCGACTTTGTTATTTGGAGTGGAAATGCACGTTGTGCAAGTTTTAGAAACATCATGACGATGGATGCTGATACCATTGAGGATTTTCTCGCTCAGCAGACAATATTTCGTGATATGACCCAGGAGCAACAAAGCAAATTGATTGAGCATTGGCTTAAATGGAAGGAAAATCCTCTTGTTCCCTGTAGAACTCTGGACGACTGGTCTGACGAGGACAAGAAAGAGCTTCTTGTCAAGGATAATCTTCATGCTGGCGAGGACGACCCAGAGATACTTAGAAAGCACTTTGACCGTGACTTGATTAGTGATTTCTTCGGAACTGTTTCTTGGGATCTTTACGATTACGGTGATAAGATTAACGACCAAGGATTAGAACAGAACAAAAATACGCTGAAGAAATTCAAGTGTGGTTACGTAGAATTCTATATAACAGACAATGAATTTGATATGCTGTCTCGTGAGGCAGAGAAGTTTAGAGACGAACATGATGGGTCTCTTGATGGTTTCCTCATGCATATTCTTGACCCCGACGGTTCTGTAACAGAGGCAAGAGCGGCAGCTAAAGCGGCAGAAGAGGCTGCGAAAGCAGAAGAAGCAGAGATAAAGGCTAAAAAGAAATCTAAAAAAGTAAAGCAAGAGGACGATGATCAAGAAGATTAACATTGGGGAATTAAATATTAACCCTATCAATCCGCGTAAGATAACACCAGATGCGAGAAAGAAGCTACAGTGCAGCGTTATGTTGTTTCCGAAGATGCTGTTTGAAGCCAAATTGATAACAACAGACGAGGAATATGTCGTTTTGTGTGGCAATCAGCGAACAAGAATCTTGCAGGAAGAGATATTGGGCAAGGAGCCTTTCTCTTGGAAAGTAATATTGCAGGAAAATGAGGAATACGCTGCTATGTCAGAGCATGAAAAAGAAGAGATTATCTCATTCTGGACAAAGTGGTGTGAAAACCCCATTATCCCCATTGATTTTGAGGAAAATCTTAGCGAAGAGCAGAAGAAAGAGCTTATAGTGAAAGATAACAAAGAGTATGGCGAGTATAATTACGATATGCTCGAGAATATTTATGACGAGGTAGCACTTGTCGGAATGGGTTTTGACGAGGCTATTTTCTACAACCCAGACGACGACCCAACTGCTATAGCTTTTACAAAGGGCAGTAAGCCACGTAAGATCGATATGCTCTCTTTCGGCAAGTATAATGTTCCTGTAACACGTGAGGAATATGACCTTTTGCGTGCACTGTACGAGGAGTATGTCGATGGCGCCGGTGTAGACTTTGGGTTTATCAAAGAACTTATGACGAGAAATAATCTTGGTAATGAAAATCAATAACTGAACAAATATGGAGTACGTTAAATTTAAGGACATTCACCCTGCGGACTATAACCCACGTAAGCTAAGCGATGAGGCTTTCGTTGAGTTGCAGGGTAGTCTCAAGACATTGGGTTTTATCCTCCCGATTATCGTGAATAAGGATAATATGACGATTGTTGCTGGACACCAGCGGACGAAAGCTGCCAATAAGGTTGGCATTGATGAGGCTCCATGCTTCTTTGTTCATGGGGTGAAAATGCAAGATGAGATGTCATTTAACCTTATCCACAATGGAGTTGAATTTGAACCGGACGAATTGGGTCACTGCCTCGATAACACACTTGACGAAGGTAAATTCTATACGGGCGTTGCCAATGACAAGTTTGATGTTCATTCTGCCAATCAGCCGTCTATTGTAAAGGATATGTGTCGCTTGATTCTACGATATGGTGACGCTCTATGTGCTATTGTCTGCGGAGGCGAGGTCGTATTTGGCAACAACTATATTTATGCCTGCCAAAAGCTTGACATACCAGTTCACTGTTATGTTCTTGAAGCTGGCAAGCGTAAGGTGTTCGATTATTACTTCAAGAAGGACTACGGAGTTTTCTGCTATGACAACCTGGAGCGACCAGAATTCGTACAAGGTTTGGCACAACCACCTCGTCATCAGGATATAGACTGGTCTATTCTTTATCGCGAGGTTGTGAAGTACTTGCTGAAGGAGCCTAAGAATACCAAGATTCTTGACTTTGGTTGCGGAAAAGCAATGTGTATTGATAAGGTGCGTATTCAGCATAATTACTACAATGCTATAGGGCTTGAATTCTTTAATCATAATCGTGTAGGAATATCTATTCAGAAGGGACATGATATGATAGATAAGTTTCTTGATTATGTTAAGAAGAAGGGTAAGTTCCAGTATGTTATTTGTGATGCAGTCATCAACTCTGTAACATGTCAAGAGGGAGAAGATGGTGTTCTTGCCTGTCTCAATCTGTTCTGTGAAATGGGAGGTAAGGT